CCTCACGGCTACCCCACGTTCTACGGAACACTCCACCAAAAGGAGTTGTGTCAATGCCGAAACGATCTTTAACGGCCTATCCAGTGTTTGCCGGTAACTATCATAATCTCTATGATAATACCGTCACACCACGAACAGCATATGTTTATGCTGAAAGTGCAGAACTGGATGGTCCTGGTCATTTCGGATATCCTAACTTTCCACCTAACAGTAATGTTGGTGGAGCCTTCTTCCTCAGAAAGGCAACTAGCCAATGTGAGGGAGCAGACGTTGGGACTATATGCGGTTCCGGCGCTTACTCCAAACACCAATATACTGGTAAAGTATATAGTGAATGGGTTGGCGGCGGTACTCCTTCTGCGTATTGGCCACCTAATTTAGATGGTTCAGCGTGGGGAGCTACTGCATATAACAGGATGAAGCCTACGAAGCCTATATTTTCCGGGGGCAACGCGATTTGGGAATTTCGCGAAGTACCTGGTCAGCTTCAACAAAGGTTAGCCAATTCCGGATTAAAGAACATTGCCAATTATTGGCTTGCGCTTGAATTCGGTTGGAAACCCTTGCTAAACGATATCGTTGATATGCTTCAGTTTCATGCTAAAGCACAGAAACGACTCGATTGGCTCCTGAGACACAACGGGAAGCCTGTCAGAAGACGAGTTTCACTCGTCGATGACACCTCTGATCCTGTGATAACCAGTAATATATACGGGTCAACACAGCCAGGTTTCGTCAACCAGTTTTATCTGGAGACGCCTACTTGGCAAAGGACGGAAACAATATCTGATAAAATTTGGGCAAGTGCCCGCTTTAGATATTGGCTTCCGGAGGGTCCTAGGAATGTGGATATGGATGCCCGCCTTTATGGCTTGTATCTGTCACCACAATTCTGTTGGAACGCGCTTCCATGGACATGGCTTGCTGATTGGTTCACTAACGCTGGTACTGTTTTACAGAACCTCGACGTTGGTGTTGCCGATCGGTTAGCCGCCGACTACATGTATGTTATGCGGACAAAGTTATATACTTTGCAGCATACCAACAACATCAAGCTTCAAACACTTGATGGTAGACCGGTTCCCGTGTCCGTCACTTCGCTACAACAAAGTGCTATAAGCACTCGTTTAGCTGGTGATCCTTTCGGTTTTAGTAGCAATCCGAATAATTTGACTGCTACACAACTTTCGATTCTCGGGGCACTAGGCTTGTCTCGACTTCGTTAGCAATAAACCCGCGTGCTGGTTGAGCACGCTTGTACTGCGTAAAGATTGGAGCTTCCTGTGCTTACTGATCCTCAAAGTGTTACCATTAACGGCGTTGCGACGTCATTGCCGAAGACCTCTAACGGTCCGACGCAAAACGTCTATACGTCCGCGGATGGTATCACCTCCATGACGACCAAGCAGAATACAACTGCTGCTAGGTTCCGTCGTGAAGTCCGTCTATCACAGCACAAGGTGGTTGCTGACCCGATTTCTGGGGTTAACAAAGACCTTGGCCTGAGCGTTTATCTCGTCATTGACGAGCCACGTTCTGGATTTACGGATGCGGAGATCGGCTATCTCATCGATGCCTTGAAGGCTTGGTCTACTTCGACCAATTACAACAAGGTTCTCGGGGGCGAGTTTTGAATGACTAACAGAGATTTCTATTTTATAGGATTCTTCTGTATGGCATTCATCGCTCTATGGGCTATAATTATTTTTATTTTAGTCCATTTGAGATAGTTCCGACGAAAGTTGGAGTTAAGCCTAGACGGTCTTATTTCCACCATCGAAATGGAGGTTATAATGAAAAGACCGACCATGCTCGTTAAGGCGATGCTGGCTGATGCCAGTCTCGACCTAGACTTGTCCGTAGAACGCGACATGCTAACTTTAGCACGTCGTTGTGAACACGAGGGATTGTCATTTCTTACTTTGACAATCCCGACACTTTCCGATGCCCTCGAAAGAGGCATCGAAAGTGGTACGTTCACATGCCCAACTTCTTTTAGTAGGCATGGAAGTCTCCCTCGATTTCTCGGGGGTTTCTTCAAACGTGTGTTCACTATAGATGGTAGGCTATTGCCTGATTCTTGTCCTCGATCCGTGTTTTGGATCCGACAAATCTGTAGGTTCTTTAAGAAACCTAAGATGAGTTGCAGTGACTCGCGTAATAGAGCCGCTGAAGAACAGTTTCTAGCAATAGAAGGCGAACTCCGCCGTATGACACCTCTAATTGAGAGGAAGGATGAACTCCTTGACAAGATTGCAGGAATCTTATGGTCTCAGGTATTTCCTGAGCCTGATTACCTTGATCTTGTTTGCCATCACGGTCCTGGGGTCACTGCTGATCGTTGTCTCCCTAATGAGAGGCATCGCATCAGTAAGTGGAACCATAGATCGGAATTTACCTACCCCTCCGACCTACATTGCTTCCCCAACTATGGGGTCGCAGCTAGGTACGGAAGTACCGGGGCAGGTACCATCGAAGCCGGGGGAATTGAATACCTCCCACTCAGAGAAGAACTCTCTGTAAGGGTTGTATTCGTTCCCAAGACTTTGACGGCGCCACGAGTCATTGCGATTGAACCCTCCCATATGCAATTTATGCAGCAGTCCCTAAAGGACTATGTATATAACATATTGGAGAGTCATCGTCTGACCAAACAGTCAATCCGTTTTAAGGACCAAACTGTTAATCAGAGACTCGCTTACAGTAGCAGTATCGATAGACGACTAGCAACGCTAGACCTGAAAGATGCTTCTGATCGAGTGCATTTGCACCTTGTTCAGAGAATCTTTAAGACCTCAGGGATCCTCGAGTACTTAGAGGATGCTCGTTCGCTACACGCTACTCTCCCAAGTGGGAGGAACATAGTCTTGTTCAAGTATGCGTCAATGGGATCAGCTTTATGCTTTCCTGTTGAAGCAATGGTGTTTTACACCCTTGTTCAATGTGCTATGCACCAACTCGATGGGAGGCGTCCGAGTTCACGATCGATCCGCGATTATAGCAGACAGATCGACATCTATGGGGATGATATCATTGTCCCTACGATGTATACGGACGTCGTCGTAAGATACCTGGAGAGCTATGCTCTAAAGGTGAACATCAACAAGTCCTTCAGAAATTCACATTTCCGAGAGTCTTGTGGTGCGGACTTCTATAAAGGCGTACCGGTTAATCCGGTTTATGCCCGAACGGAACCGCATGATGACTTACGACGCTGGGGTGCAGAAGACGTAATGTCTTGGAATGCAACTGCAGACCTCTGTTACTTAAGAGGAATGTGGAAAACATGCCAAGCTATACGCGATCTGCTCAGTCGAGTGGTGAGACGTACCATACCAAAATCAAGCAAACTTGGTTCTGGTTTATCGCACTTTAGTTTCATTTACAGTACAGATCTCCGATACAATCGGGATTTGCACTGTTGGAAACAAAAGCGGATACACTACGATCCAATCAAAAGAAAGGATAGTATTGATGGAAACGAACTCGCCTGCCTCAACAAATGGGGACAGCATATTCATGCTTCCACCAGCGGACGAGACTATAACGATTCCCATGCAGTCGCATGCCTGGTTACCAGGCTTTCGAACTGTGGGGAATCTGTTCAGTCAAGTCCAAGTGGAACTGAATGTACGGACCCTGATGTTGACACATCCTTCAGCAACTGCAGCCTATGCAGTGTTTCGCCAAGAAGCGATAATTCAGAGGTTTCCATACCTCGCGAATTTTGCGACTTGGGTGAAATCTGCAACTGCAGTAGCACGGAAGGAGTTCGACCGATTGAAGGAGAGGGAAGAAGTGGAGCCGAATGGCGCCACGACTTCCATCTAGACCCGTTGGAACTCCTTACTGGGAGATCCGAAGGTTTAACCTTCACGTACAGTACGAAGCGCGGCTGCTTCAAGTCGAAAAGCCGATGGGTTAGCCTAGCAGGCTAACGGCGACT